GTTGGTACTGCTGCTGTTGCTGGCGCATTAGTTTATCAATCTACTAATCCTATAACAAATGTCGGAGTTACTTGTAAAGAGTAAGGCTAAAAATGATAAAAATTTATTTCTAATATTTTTTCTAATGATATTCTGCGGAATATGCAATGCTGCTCCTAAAAATAATATTTATGTAAAAAGAGTAAGTCAAAACCATGGCAATGAGCGTATCCCTTTCGCTATATCGGTCGATTCAAATTCTTGGACTCAAATTCTTGATGAGGATGAAAATAGGCGGTATTCTATTATCGAGGCTACCTCTACCACTTTAAATACTATTGTGTGTTTGTCAACCACATCAACTGTTTCTACAGTATGCAGTATATCATCTAACGGCCAAAAATTAGGCACACAAAGATATTATTACGAAGATTATAGTCAAGCTGCTTTATACGGAAGAGTAGAAGACGCTTCTTCTGCCGACTTCACTTTGTTCGGAGAAAAGAGGCGCGATAGTAAGGATATTGCTACTGACGACTAGAGGGTATATGAGACTTTTCCTATTTTTTATTTTAATTGTCGACCTCTGTTCCATGCTCCTCAAAGACTGCATCAACCTTAGTGACTGACACCCGGCTTTTAGCGAGAGATCCCTCCTCGCTTGGTCGGGTGCGGTTTTCTGATGCCCAGATTTTAAATTTTCTTAATGAAGCACAAGGTGATGCAATTTCAACAACGTTTTGTATCGAGAAAGAATATTCATTCGATACAGTTTCCGGAACGACTTATTATGCTTTAACTGATTCTTTTATAAGTGTAAAACGACTTCTTTCAGATAGTATGAAACTTGACGAAAAAAGTCCCGAGAAATTAGATAAATTATCATCTGAATGGGAGACAGTAACTGGCACTCCATTTAATTATTACATAAATTTCTCAAGTCGTACAAAAATAGCATTTTATCCCGTCCCTGATTCAGTAAGTTCAACAACAACTATTAAAATTGAGTATTTTGCGCGGGCAGACACAATGATTTTAACATCTACTCCCTTTAACGGAATAACCGAATTTAATTCATTCCACAATATGCTTTCATATTATGCTGCTGCTCAAATGCTTTATATTGATGGTTCTGTGACTGTTGGTGATCGATATATGCAAAGGTATACGTATCTTAAAAAAGTTTTTGAAGGTCATGTAAAGCTCGGCCTACATATATGCCGAATATTAATATGTCACCAAAATAAGGATTATGAGACTAATAATTTTATGCCTACTTTTAACCCCTTCATTTCTTAAAGCCCAAACTCCGGCTATTGAGGCGTACCCTATTCCAAATTTTAGTCAAGGTGTTGTCACCCGTTATAACCCCGCCTTAATTCCTGAAAATTCAGTTCAATGGGCTGAAATGTTTATTTTGATGTTGAGGGCGGTATAACGCGCCGGAAGGGTTATTCGCAATTTAATTCAAGTGTGTTTCCTGATTCTCAATCTGTCCGCGGGATATGGCCGTTTACTGCCGATGACGGCACAAGGTATATTCTTGCCTTATCAAGTGAAACAATTTATAAAGCCACTACAGATGGAGAATTTACAGCTATATCCGGGCTTAATGGGTTTTCAACAGTATCCGATATGGATGCGACTACTCTATCAGGTAAAATATGGTTCACAAATGGCACTGACGCTGTTTCTACTTGGGATGGGTCTAGTACTAGCACTGTGACCGAAGCGCCGCTTGGCGGGTTAATAGAGTCTTATAGGAATCGAATTATAATCGCTGGGAAGTCCGGGGAACTTTCAAATATTTATATGTCCGAGAATTTGGACGGCACCGAATGGACTATCGGACCGACATTAAACACATCTCCTATTAATTTACCTATCGGCGGTATTAACGGAAAACCTATCACATGTTTATATGCAGGATACAAAGATATTCTCTGGGCTTGGACCGAAGATGAGACCTGGGGTATTTATGGATTTGGTTATAAAGATTTTTCTACTCGGCAAATATCCCGGGAAGTTGGGTGTATTGAAGATAAATCCGTTCAAGAAAAAGATGGAAAATTATATTGGATGTCTCGACGAGGCGTTGAAGAAGCTACTGGGCAAACTTTTAATCGTATTTCCGATGGGAATAAAGATATTTTTGACACTATAATAAATAATTCCGCATTGTTGAGGCTTAAATTATATTCTTCTCAAGCTGAATGGGAAGAGGGGACCTTAGGAAATGAAATATCCGCTACAATTAGTCCAGCAAGTATCGTTCCGGCAACTTTCACAGTAACCGAAACTCAAGATTATGAATTTGATGAGGGAACTTTAGTTGATGTTTCTACTACTAATTCTAATTATGAAAATTCGTTAGTGCTATCTACATTTACAAGTGTAGAGGATGGTTTTGAAAATGGTAATTATACTACAAATCCAACATGGACATTCACAGAAGGAGAAGATTCTTTTGCTTTTGTTTCAAATTGGTTAAGGCATGTATATCTGTCAACAGGTGGGTTTACTTCTGGTGTCCTAAACTACTACAAACTCATTATCAATCGTCCCAAGTAAAATAAACTTTGGATTTACAAAATAATATATCTGTAAATTCTGGCGCATCCCCTCTCGTTCAGGGGGTTATTGAAATATATTTTATAGCATCTACAGATTCACTATCAGGAATAACAGCTTATTCTATAAATCTAGATAATAAAATGGTAGGATTCACCCAAACAAGAAGTATTAAATTAAATCAATATACTAATGGAAGTGTTGTTATATTGGGAACAGACTCTAATGTCGGTGAAAGTATATTAAGTGGGTATCAAAGCAATCTTCAATGTGATAACATAGAAATAACATTTAGTACAAATACCATAACCATTGAAGATGATTCTTGCTCATTATATATTTCTACTATTATGCCGAATTATTCCATTTTAACATCAAGCAATATCGCGATCTATATGAGTTCTTATCGTGGGGTATTAGATGGAATAGGTGTATATGTAAAACAAATAAATTCTGAAGCAAGATATGAAACTGGAACCTATACCTCTCAAAATATTTGATACCTGGAATATCAACAACGATAGGTGGTCTGTTCGACGCTAACTTTACAACATCAACCGCTGAGGGCACAAGCTTAGATTTCGGGATTAGGAAAGTACTTCTCCTAATAATGATTTATGGTCTGCGTTGTCGGCAATAACAGTTTCAACAGATACTCAAGCTCTTTCATTAACTGAGAGATATTGGCAGTTTAAATCTACATTTACAACCACATATAGTACCCATACTCCTATTTTAGCGGATTATACTCTCCAAGCTACTACAACCGGGCAATATATTGGGGAATGTGTAACAGCTACCGGAATTTCTTCATGGGGAAATTTTCAAGCTAATCAAATAATATCCGGAAATAGCTCAATAGAATATTATGTAAGTACCGGCGCGACTTGTGATTCAGTCGAGCAGTCAACCGCTACATGGAATTTACAGAAAAATAATGCTCCTATAACTGTTTCAACTGTTCCATATTTAGGTATTAAAGCTGTTTTAATTCCAACTGCTTCAAGCGAAACAACTAAGGTATTGGATTTTACAGCAAATTGGCAATCAGGGGCATCCCGCCCGCCTCTTGCTTCCGCTATTTATAATAACCGATTATATATTGCTTATACTACAAACACTTCTCTTGGATATAATGACTGGTTTGTTGTGTACGATAAAAATAACGCTCCAACTTTTTAAGTAATATAAATTGTTATTCTCTTGGATTGTTTAATCGAAATATGTTATTGTGGTGATTCTGCGTCTACCGGTAAGATTTATCAACTTGAAATCGGTGAGGATGATGACGGGGACGAATTTACTTCAAAGATAAAAACAAAAGCTTATGCTTTCGGTGATCCTAATGCTGAAAAGGAATTTGTAAAAGCGTATGCTATCTTTAGTCCGGAAGAAAATACGGCGCTCGATATTGATTTAACTCCTAAATATTATTTAGACCTTTCAACTACTGCTATAATATTAGATAATATAAATACAGGAGAAGATTCTACTGCCGGTATACTTGTAAGTAAAATCCCATTTTCTTTAGATAATAATATTTCCGGGAAATTTTTATCAATGGAGTTTACAAATACCGGAAAGAATCAACCGTTTACATTATTTGGACTTACATTTTATTTTAAAAAGTATGACGTTAAATAGGAGATTTTATGGCAGACTATGATGAATTTTTAAAAACACTACAACCAGTACAAAATCAAGATTTAGGGTCTATGGATGCTAGTTATGAAAATATCCAGAGATTACTGTCCGGCGGAGATAAAACATATTCCGGGATGACTATGCCCGCTGTGCTTCCTCTTTTAACTACTGAATCAGATCCTTACCTCCAAGAGTATATAAAATCTCTTAGGGTTTCAGGTGAAGATAGTAAAAAGCGCGCCGTGGCTGATGTCACAACTGAAAGTTTAAAGCGTGGTATTACAGGGTCAAATATTGAGATGGGAACAATCGGAGATACTGTTCAAGGAATGGAGCAGACCCAAGAGCAGGGAATTAACCAACTCTTAGCTCAAGAATCAGCTGGAAAACAACAGCAATTAGTTAATTTCTTAAAAGAAGCTTATGGGATTGATTTTTCTGCGCAAGCTGCTCAAAGAGAAAATGTCGCAGGAGCTATGGGCGAAAAAATGAATTTAGACGCTCAAATGAAAATGTTCCAAGATTCTTTAGACGCTCAAAAGACTAGTTGGTTGCAAGATTTAGCCCCTAGTATTATTGGTGCTACCGGAAGTACATTAGGTGGTCCTATTGGCGGTGCTGCTGCTACCGCGATAGGAAATCTTTTCAAAAAAAAGACTACTACTCCGTAAAATAAAATAACAGGAGATGTTATGGCAAGATATATACAACCCCCTAGTGGGCAATTAATGCAGGCTATGCTTCAAG